TAAGGCTACAAGCGGCGAGTTTCGCGGAACTATCTACGCAACTGACGGCGAGTTTAACGGGCGCGTCTATATTGGCGGCGGCGCAATACAACTCAACAAGAACGGAAGCGGAAGCTTAGGTAACGGGCAAATACATTGGCAAGCCAACTACGGGGCTTTAACTATTCCCTTCTTGAGCTTAGGGCAGGTTTGGGGCTTTGACCAGCTTTCTGCATCGGCGAGCCAATACCACCCCGTAAGCAGAGGCGCGGCGTTAATATTCCTCGACTCCCCGAACAACGAAACGGTATATTTGCCAAGCGAACCACACAGGGCATTTATTTACACCATCATAAACTGTACACAGAAGTATAAATATCTTAACGGAAACGGGCGTAAGGTATGTTACAGGAGCGAATCTCTTACAGGATATTACGTATTACAGGAAGCAAATAGTTTTACTTTGGGTTTGGCGCAGACGGCTATGCTTATTTTTGACGGGAAATGGTACGTAATTAGTACGAACTAACGCCCCAACTTCACGGCACAGGGGCAACCGTGTAAGTGTTTCCTTCTTGATTTCACGGCTTCAAGAATAAAAACACTTCACGGGAATTTAGTAGTGTATTATTATAAGACGAAGAATTAGTAATTTTGCAAACGAATTAAATTTTTGCAGTATGGAAAATAGAAACGGCGACTTAGTAAGTCCGCAAATTTCGGTTATGGGTACTATTACCTTTGCCGACGAAGAGAACTTCAAGAAAGACACCCCGTTTTGCATCAAGAACGACGGCGACACGGCGGTAGTTTTGGAAGTGAACCTTTGGGGAATGCCAGAAGGCGCGTTTATTGCCACGCGCTTTGATACTGGCTGGAACCCCGAAATAGTAAGAGAGATAAAGGCAACAAGTCAAACAAATGCCCTTCTTTGGGGCTACTAAAAACAACAGATTATGGGTTTAGTAATTGGAGTAGGCAACACGAAGCCTACATTTCCCTACGACTACTACTATGGCGTTAAGATTAACACCAACGTAGCAGACACCACGCTGGAGCGAGTAGGACGCGCGGAGCTTCACGCCAGCCTGCCCGTTCAGACACAGATGCGCCGATGCCTTCTAAACGACGACGGCGAAGTAGTTACGTACCTTCACGCTACAGACAGCACGAAGACCGACACGGGCGCGACAGCCGACCTAACAGGAGCAAGCGGCATGGTTATGGTAGAAATACCCGAACACTACCGTAAGTTTGAGTTCGACGGCAGCAATATCCTCGCGCTTATTTCGACTTTCCCACTTCCGGGCTTCCACAAGGTACGCAAAGTTTACCGTTCAGCCTACGAAGCAACCGTAGATAGAACCACCAGCACAATAAAGCTGGCTTCCGTAGTCAATACTACCGCAGCCTTCCGTGGTGGAAACAATACGGCATGGTGGGATGACACCTACAGAAGCCTGTTAGGAAGACCAGCCACAAATATAAGCCTTACCAGCTTCCGCAGCTACGCACGTAACAGGGGAGCAGCAGGACTTAACGACAAGGGCTGGAACTGCGACCTATACGAAGCGCAGCTTAACACCTATTGGCTTTTCGTGATCGAGTACGCACAGCTTAACAGCCAAACGGCATTTACAGCCCAGCTTACCGAAGAGGGCTACAGACAGGGCGGCTTAGGCGACGGCGTTACGACTTTGGCAGACGGAAAGTGGAACAGCTTTAACGGCTACAACCCGTTTATACCCTGCGGAATTACCAACAGCTTAGGCAACGCTACGGGCGTAGTGGACTACGAAATGCCCGAAGAGTACGGCACAGCCCTTACCGTTCACGTACCAAGCTACCGAGGTATTGAAAACCCGTTCGGGCATGTTTGGAGCTGGACGGACGGCATCCTCGTACAGGCACAGAGCGACGCGAACGGCGCAAAGCATTTGTTCTTTAGAGCAGCCGACGACAACCCTGCAAACTTCAATAGCAGCAACTACAACGGCTACGTACAGCGCGGCGAGCTTCCAAGAAGCAACGGCTACGTTAAGAAGATACTTTGCGGAGAGTACGGCGACAATATGCCGCAGGCAGTAGGCGGAAGTTCTACGACATACTTTGCCGATTATTTCTATCAGAACATACCAGCAAGCGGCGTATCCTTAAGGGGCGTGTATTGGGGCGGTTCTGCGTTTTTCAGCGCGTCTGCCGGGCTTGCGTTTGCGAGGACGGATAACATCCCCTCGAATACGCATACGGATGTCGGTTCTCGCCTTTGCTTTATACCCGCAGCGTAAGTCGACCACCAAAAACCGAACGAACGGCAAAAGCGAAAGCGTCTAACGCCCAAACCGCCGCGTCATTATTTGGCGGCTGGGGTTCATTCAAAGACCAAAAATAAAAAGTTCAAGAAAAGATGAACGAAGAGCAGAACAAAACGCAGCAGGAAGACGACGGTAGCCTGTCCTTCCTTAACATTCCGCAGGACGAAGCAAACAAGCACTTCAACTGCAAGGAAACGACACAGCAGCAGCTAACGAACCTTAAGTTTTGGGTTTGCGACTACATCGAAAACGTAAAGACGAAGTTCGGAAACGAACGGTTCTTAGTGAAGATAAAGCATGAAAAGCCGCCAAGCGGACACGACAAAGAAGAAAAATTCTTCACGAACAGCACGGAAATAAAGTACGTACTTAAAGAGATAAAGAAGCGTAACAAATTCCCAAGATTGGTAACGATGAGAGCCAGCGGAACGCGCTACTACTTTGAGTAAGGAATAATATACGGTTGTTTGTTATAAGGGCGTGTTTTTCGGCGGTAATGCGATTGGCGGCTTGGTTGCCGGGCTTGCGTCTGCGAATACGAATAACACCCCCTCGAATACGAATACGAATATCGGTTCTCGCCATTACTGATTATAAAAGGAACAGAATAAAAGAACAAAGACCGCGCCGACATTGAAGGCGAAAAACATTGTTATTTAACGGGCTTTGGTAGGGGCAACCCGAAGAAGACCACTAAATCAGCAAAGCAAATATGAAGCGAATAGGCAACCTATACGACAAAATTATAAGTCTTGAAAACTTGCAGCTTGTGGACGAGAAAGCCCGTAAGGGCAAGCTTAAGACATACGGCGTGAAACTACACGACCGTAACAGGGAAGCCAACCTATTAGCTTTGCACGAAGCACTGAAAGCAGGAACTTACAGGACTTCGGAATACAGCACCTTTACAATTTACGAGCCGAAGGAAAGAATTATATTCCGACTTCCGTACTACCCGGACAGGATAGTACACCACGCAGTTATGAACGTCTTAGAACCTATATGGCTTTCGGTTTTCACGGCGGACACCTACAGCTGTATCAAGAAAAGAGGTATTCACGCGGCGGCGAAGAATCTAAGGCACGTAATAGACAAGGATAAGCAGGGCTGTACTTATTGCCTAAAGATTGATATAAGGAAGTTCTACCCTTCCATAAACCACGACGTATTAAAGTCTATTGTACGGCGGAAGCTGAAAGATACACGGCTCTTGAAGCTATTAGACGAGATAATAGACAGCGCGGAAGGTTTGCCGATTGGTAACTACCTTAGTCAGTATTTAGCGAACCTGATGCTTACCTACTTCGACCATTGGGTTAAAGAGGTTAAGAAAGTTATGTACTACTTCCGTTACGCAGACGATATCGTAGTATTGCACAGCGACAAGAAGGTACTACGCGGACTTCTTGCAGAGTTTGAAACCTACTTAGCAGAGGAAACGAAGCTGCAGGTTAAGGACAATAAGCAGATATTCCCCGTAGGGAAAGACCACCGCGACAGACACGGGCGCGGTATTGACTTCTTAGGCTTTGTATTCTACCTTAACGAAACACGGCTAAGAAAGCGTATTAAGCAAAACCTTTGCAGGAAGTGCGCACAGCTTTTGAAGCGTAAGAACCCGATTGACGCAAAGGACTTCAAACAGGCGATAGCGTCATGGTGGGGCTGGTGCAAGTACAGCGACAGCGATTATTTTATTAACAAGTTAAACGTAAAAATTCAGCCTTATGAAATCAAGTTCAGACATTCGCCCGGCAGTTATTCAGCCGCTGGGTAACGGCGCATACCACTATAACTATAACATTGTGGAACGCCAAGAGACAGACCCCGAAACAGGGGAAGTAAAGACCGTTTACGACTACGATACGGTTAAAGTGTGGAATGAACCGACCTACGCGAAGTTGGTAAAAGCCGTTATCCGCGAGAGGTCGGACGAAACGCAGGAGTTCAACATCATCAACGAGTATAACGCTGGTGTGTTAGGAGTGATTACCGACAAGACGGCGAAGGAAGAAGCCAAGCAAGCCTACAAAGACTACCTTACTTTCGTAGCCGCTACAAAGGCTATGGTTAAGGCAGACATTGGCATCGTAGAGGAAGCAGCAGAGTAGAAAAGGGGCGCGTATGTTTGATTACTTAAAAGCCTTCTTTGAAGGGCTGTTTTCCTACGGTTCGCGTTTATTGCTTTTCCTTATTGGCGCGGTTTGGGGGCTTTTAGAGCCTACCATCCCGTTTGCTGGTATTTGCCTTTTCGCCATTCTTGTAGATTGCTTCACGGCGTACCGATTAGGAAAGCGCGTGAAGACAAAGAACCCGAAGGCAACGACAGACGAAGGGAAGTTTAGAAGCAACTACGCGCGGCGCATGTTTTACACCCTTTGCGTCGTTTATGCTTGCACCGTCTTAGGGTGGCTTATTGATACCTACATGTACCCGTTTGCGGAACTATACTTAGCCAACTTTATAAGCGGCGGTTTTTGTTTAGTTCAGCTTCTTAGCATTTTGGAAAACGAGAGCAGCTGCAACGACGCGCGATGGGCGAAGGTTTTGCAAAAGGTATTAGTAAACAAAGCCGCACGGCATTTGGATATAAGCGAAGACGACCTACAGGATTTAACAGGAAAGGATCGAGACGATGGCAGACATTAAGATTTTAGCCCCGTTCATACTTAGCTGGGAAGGCGGTTACGGAAACCACCCGGCAGACAGGGGCGGCGCAACCAACAAGGGTGTAACTATTGCGACGTGGAAGGCGCAGGGCTACGACAAGGACGGCGACGGCGATATAGACGTAACAGACCTTAAGCTGATTACGGACGAAGACGCGGTAAACGTCGTTATGAAGCCCCACTTTTGGGAACGGTGGAAAGCCGACCAAATAAAAAGCCAGAGCGTCGCTAACATTTGCGTCGATTGGCTATGGGGCAGCGGAAAGAACGGTATTACAGGCGTTCAGAAGCTGCTGGGCGTGACAGCGGACGGCATTGTAGGCGCGAAGACGCTTGCAGCGTTGAACGCGAGAGAACCGCGCCAGCTATTCGCAGAGATAAAGAAAGCGCGTGTAGCCTTCATTCAAGGCATCATCAAGCGCAGACCTTCGCAAAAAGTCTTTGAGAAAGGCTGGATGCGCCGACTTAATTGTATTAACTACGGTAGCCTTACTTTG